GTGCTTGTGGCACGCATTCTTGCTAAAGTAACTAGAACTAAGATTGAATATAGTTGAAGTTTAAAGATGGAATTGCTGAGTCAATAGCTTCGCCGGATTTAGATAAATCAAGTTTGAAAACCATTAGTTTAAGATTTAAATTGAAATCTGAAACCGCATATGCTGCTGCATGGTTGACATCCTCGAATTCTGCATAACATTCGATAAAAGGAGTGTTCAAACCATCATTGTGGACCACTACAGCACCGTAAATTGGTGCCTTGTTATCGACTGCAAATGATGATTGATCTGCTACTGTGGTTGTTGCTATAGTAGTAGAAGTGTCTGTTCCTGATACGAAGAATGTTGCTACGAGTGAAGCAACGTCGAAAATACCCTTGGCAATTTTGACACCTCCATTGAGAAAACTAAAAGCTTGCTCAAGGTATTTGTCTAAACTGGATACTTTTTCTGTTGTTGTTCCTGGCTTGTCTATGTACGTACGTGCTAGTACTGTCTTTTGATACTTGGAATCCGAGTAAGGTGGTGATATTTGGTGCACACCTTTTAGCGAATTCGGTAAAGTTGATGAATTAGGGAGGGTAATAATCTGATAATCTCCAGTTCCCGCCATCATAAATGGGGGGAGTGAGACAGTAGCATGTCTGAATCTGCTACCACCGACTACGTTACCTTGTCCAAAATTTATGGATACGTTGTAATAACTTACTAGGTTACTGAAAGAGCGTAAAATGTTTTTCTGTGATACACCATCGAAAACGCGGTTCATACTTTGCATTTGGGGGTTGGCAAATGTGCCACTCCAGTTGCAGTTCAATACCCCAACATCCAAAGTCTTTGTGACTTTGTCTCCTGAGAAATTGGTTACTGCCCCAATTTGTATAATGTATAGTTTACCTTGTTTTCGAAAGCGCTTGTCTCCTTCGTCTCCTGTGTAGAACATATCATCTTGCATCAATATGGGCATTTTAACAGTGAAACCTTTGTTTGCTGCTGCTTGTACTGCGTATTGATGTGACTGGGCAAGTCGTAAGAGTTCTTCTTTGTTGAATTTCTTTATTTTATCCTCTGGGTCCGTGTCTACGTATGCTATAAATACAGCATTAATAGAGTCGGGAATTTGAGGTTTATAAGTAATATGGAACTTGTCAAACCTGTACATTTGATACAGATTGGATAAAAGTTCCATCCTTGTTCCAACAAAGGCGGACGGTGATATGTCTACTTCGTAAATTATCTTGATACTATTCACCAGTTCAGAGTCTGGATAAACTTTAAGTGTCTTGATAAAGTCAGTACCTCCCATTTTAGTGCTTTTAACTGTGTCTTTGGGCTTAGTTTTAATAGGTACTTTAGGTTTTGCCCCACCATTGGGGCGTCTTAAATATTTTGTTATTTTAGATTGTTTTGGTTTTGTTTGTTTTTTGTTTGGCATTTTGCAATGTTTTGTTGTGTCTATGTTTTAGATAGGTGTAATAATTTTTAAATTTGTTTGTGATCTTCTTGGCAGCTGCTCCAAGAGATGAATATAAATCACCTGATTCACTTAACAATTGTATATTATTCCAGTATCTAACGTACTTATTGCATATCGCCAGTCCAATTTGTACACCCTTCTTGTTGATTATTTCTTGAATAAAATCAATACAAGCGGTGATGTCATCTGATAACTTAACTGTACCAAATTGGAGTGGTGTGCCGTCAACAAACGGTATAGTTTTGGATTTGTTCAACTTGATGAACCTGTCATCTTTTGGCCAGAGTAAATCTACCATTTCTACAAATAAATCCATTAAAGTGCGAGTTTTAGTTTTCCAATTACCGCGTAATTTGGATGTAATACGTTCAAAGAACATGCGATGAATTCTACCAACACCTAACACTTGATCGTTGTAATCTTCCCACCCGTGACCTTGCAGAATTTCGTAATTCCAGTCAGTAGGTAGTAATTTTACATCGTCAGTAATAAGTTTGTCTTCCAAGATTTTGGTAGAACGGGATTTTTCCTTAATGTGCTCCATATAAATTTGATAGGCAAAATAACCAAATAAAGAAAACAAAGGTGCTTGCTGAAAATCATCAGTTTTAGCACTATAAATCATCTTATTTGGATTATAATAACCCATACATTTATACAAAAATCCTTTTTCTTCACTGAACTTTGTGTAATACACCAACGCCTTCGAGAGTAGTCTTTTCATGTCATATACCTTACCACTAGTGGTCATGTATTCTGATAAGAAACAAAGCCTGTTGTCGTTACTCTTTTCTAGCGTTAGCTTAATTCCGAGGCTGTCCACGAATTTTGACAATTCCGCCACGATTTCTCGTGCTCCTGTAGTGTCATCTCCATAACAATAACCAATAGACTTAAAAGCCATGTCTTCATTTAGATTTTTCACAACCCTATAGAAATAGTATTGTAAAAACATCATTAGAAGAGTATTAGCAATTGATGTTAATGCTGATCCAGACAATCTAGAACCCATCGTGGGTAATGTTAGCGTAACATTTCTTATTTTACCTAGTTTGAACACTCCTAGAGTCTCATTGTCCAACAATCTCTCAATATCTTTATAGTGTGTTGGATATATACGTTTAAATAACATATATTCGAGTCTGCGTAGTTTGTATGAAATTGTCCCATCTAGACCGCTACAATCTAGTCCTTGATGGTTAGCAACACGATGCCAAGATAATTCGTCTTTATCTTTCCCTGGAGCATATGCTGGTACTAATTCACTTAACCTTTTATGTAAAGGATAAACGTATCTCAGTAGTTGAACGGTAGTTGACTTGTCACAATTAGTTATAACTCTATTTCTGTTAAGAGCACAATATTTTTCTAATTTGACGAAAATGCTGTGTGAATTTGATTCTTTGAACGCTTGCATTTTTACATCACTGACCCACTCGCTGTACTTCACTTCCGCTTGTTTAGAATGTACTGGCTCGAGTGTTCCAACTCTTCTATGAATTAAATCACAGAATTCAACCATGTATTTGTAGATGGCTGGGTGCTTTGCACTATTAACATATGACTTTACGTTCCAATAACGCATGGACACAGCATGAAGTTGACCTAGAGCTCCCATCTGGGGAATACATCCATTTGTCTCACCTAGAACATTGGGTTTACTTGCGCAAGGCATTTTCTCAGATGAGAAAGAAGCATTTGCTACATATAAACCTGCTGTCGATATGATCGGTTCAGCATAAGGTCCTTGTGTTTCAATTGGACATTCAAAACCACCTCCTTTAATCTCTTGTAATTTAGTAGTAGGTTTTATCGTTGTCTTCTTCGGTTTGTGTTTATTGTTGTTGGTTTTCCTATTCTTCACTACCTCTTTAACTGCGAGTGCCATATTGCGCACTCTTTGCAAAACAATGTTAATTGACTTTGCATGCAGTTCTTTGTTTGTGACATTGGTCTCAACAAAGAATTTGGTGGTAACTTTACTAGGCTTGGACTTTGCGAATTCTATTAATCTATTAAAGATTTTCTTAGGTACTAGAACAACGGGTTTGTCTTTGCTTTTGTTTGGTTTACTTCCCACGTCAGGTTTAGTGACAGGTACTTTAAGGGTTTGTTTCGGAATAGGTGTAGTGACTGGTGTTTCTGTTTTTGTAAATTTAATCGACGGCACACTGATTTTCTTAATCAGTTGCATAGGAACCCAATGACTATTATTCTCATGATAAATCATGTAATAATCATTGGATACTGTGTTTCGACTTACAATTACTTCAACATCTGAATCTCCTTGTGGGCTTATGATCATAAAATTCACACCAAGATCCTCAGCAACATTGAATAATGTTTCAGCAGTGAAATTTGAAGTTTCAAATTGCTGGACATATTCATCATTTATCTTAGGATCAAACAAAAATTTCAAACACTCATGACCGCAACTCAATGAATAAGTGTTGGTTAATGATTGTTCAAATTTAATGTCATATTTAGATTTAATCTCATCGATCTTGAACATAAATGTTACTCTAGTTCTAGATGCCAAATATCTTTCAATGTGTCTGGTATTAACAATACCGAACATGCCTGTGATGTCTGTTCTGAAAGTTTGATTAAATGCGGGTGTTGAATTGTATAGGCTCGAGTCCCATTTCTTAGATTCGGTCGGTACGTAATTAGTGGTTTGCGATACGGTTTTAGTATCTTGTGAACTGGATTCAGTAGGTTTTTCAACAACAGGAACTTCCACTTTTAACGGCTTCGGCTCTTGTTTAGGTTTAATGGTCTCGCCCATCAAACTTACTTCTGAATCTGTATGATTGGATATTAGTTTACCAAAAACGACTGTCTCGTGTAATTCCAACGTATGCATATTAGTTCGGTAATGCATCTGTGGGTTTGAATTAGTTATAATTGTTGCCAATTTATAATAAGCACGAGGGTCATAAGTACCACCAATGTGGGCCTCTTCAACGGCTTTACCTTGTTTAAGGGATGCCTTAACATAATTTTTCAGTTCAATATACTTCATAGGAAGCAATTGATAAGATACACCATCATCAGACAGTTGCAAAAAAGCAAAACTGTCGTCAAAGATATAAATTTGATTGTTATGTATTGGTTGGAAAGGACCAATGTCTGAACACCTAAAGCGTCCCAAAGTAATCAGATATAGTAATTTATGCACTATCTGCTTGAACACTGTTTTCACAGCATTGAAGAAGGAGAACGTTCTATACTCAGAGTATTGAACGACATCAAAAGTGCAGTCTTCTATTTTAGTTGCGTAAACTGCCTTGATGGTATAGTAGTGAGTATAAAACCAATCTGAAACATGGAATTTAGTGGGTGTGTAGACATAGAAATGATCTTTCTGAACATTTCTCATATTGAGCGTGTATTGTATTAATCTTTTAGTTGCACCAATCGCTCCTTCCTCAATCCATCTGAATCCTAACTTTGTGGAGTTGGTTCCATTTAGTGATGGTTGTGCTACCAAGAGACCACTAGCTCCGGTTGATGAGATTATTGCGTCTGCATCCAAACCGTGAAGGTCACCATATAATAGCGATGGGGTTGAAGGTTGATTGATGTAACCATTACCGTATTTTAATATGTGTTTAATAGAATAATGATACATGCTCTTGAACAGAATTTTACAAATGGAGAAAACGATGCCAGCTACTGTCAATACGCCTAACCACCCGAAAGTGATTAGGGACGTATAGACGTACTTTGAGTTCTTGTTCTCCAAATTACTGTCCAATTTGATACTTATAATGAAGAAAGCTGATAACACTATTGTAACAGCTTCCAGTAGGATAGTTATACCAATTAAGACACTAAGTATCTTTTGAACTGGTAAAGAAAGGTTGTCATTCCTTTCGGGGATATTAATTTTTGATTTTTGGAGCAAAGGGCTCCCGCTTGTCTGCGATAATAATGGAGTATTTTCTGATACCTCAGTGGTATCTGCACTTCCTTGTGCTAATAGTGTGTTGCGGTTGTTGAACCAGTCTGCGCGGCCTGGGCTTGTTGATTCACGAATAGTATTAGGGGGCGTATTTGTGATCATAGTTAGAAAAATTAATTTGGGTTTTTGGTTGAATGACCTTACCTCTAGCGTCCTAACGGTACCAATATATATTATTAATACGATAAGCAGGGTTTTGGATTCCTCGTTTCCAAGGTGCTTTCTGTTTGACGAGACATTTAAGCTAACCTCACGGCTAGCACAGCATTACCCACAATATTTACCTTCTGAGGGCTTAATAAAGTGGAACCTACACATATGGTCATGTGAACCATCAGTTCTCATACCTGCTAAATCGCTAAACAATA